TAGTCATCCAGCTCACCACTAATGAGCATCTTACCCAGCAGATCATGCGGCGTGGTAACACCCCAGCTATTCTGCAGCTCTGCATCGTTCAGGTTGGGGAACACCGTGCAGCGGGCACAGGTCTTGAGCTGAAATGCAAAGGTGTCAAGCTGGGCGGTGTAGGCGTTCTTTTTGCCTGCAACCGGCACCTGACGGATGCAGGCGCTGCGGATACGGGCATATTCATCTGCAGGGATGCAGCAGATCTCCCACAGCATAGGCTTGCCGTCCTCCCCCTTGAAGCGGGGAGAAGCGGCAAACTTGTGGTTTTCAATCTGCTCCACGTTGGGTTTCATAAAAGCAGCGAGTGTATTCATAGTAGATCCTCCTTGTCAGATTGCCTTACATATAGGCGGGGTTGGTGTACTTCTCAGGGCGGGAGAAGCTGTCGCAGAAGCCCTCAATGCTCTGCTCAACAAAATCGCCCTCAGAGTTGAACATGGACAGCAGCACATCGCCGTCCAGCACACAGCCGTTGTAGATCTTCGTGCTGCGGCCAATCGTGGTGGCGGGGTCATCGTTGCTGGTCTGAATATCAAAAGTAGGCATCACGCCGGTTTTGATAAAGCGCTCAACAACGTCATCAAAGATCTCCGTGCACTTATAGACGGTCATGGAAAAAGCAAGGGCAACCGTCTGCGCCTTATGGCCGATGACGGGATTGCCCAGCTTATATACCTCTTTCGTGTTCACGGAGGCTTTGCCCTCAAACTGCTTGGCCATCAGCATAGAGTAGCGGATGCCGTCAAGCGTCACAAAGCACTCGGCCCAGTTCGCGCTTACAGCGTCCTGCGTGTTCATGGAAACAGTATCTGCCATTTCTTAGCCCTCCTTACTGAATGATAACGCTCATATAGAGCTGTGCCATTGCGTTGATGACGTTGAGGCCGTTGACGGTCAGCAGCACCGCCTTTTTCTTATCGCCCTGTTCACAGGTAACCGTGTCGGGGTCAAAGTTTTCAACGGCGCGGATCTTCTCCAGCTCCTGAATGAGCTTGACTGCATCGCCCCACAGGGATGCACGGCCTGCCGCGTCATTCGGCACAACGCCGACATAGCGCGTATTAAACAGCACGGCCATGTCATTTGCAATCTGATCGCATACGCGCATGGTCTGGTTGCTCTGGAACACCTCACCCTTGGTGTCAGAAAGCGTGAGCAGGGTGTTGATGTCCTCCAGCACGCGGGTCACACCGTTCACGTTATGGAACATGAATTTACCGGCCTTGATAGCGGCCTCAAGGTCAACCTGCGTATAGTTGGTATCCAGCACCAGCTCACCGTCATACTTGTAGTTGGTCAGGGATTTGTTGACGGCAATACCCGCGTGTGCGCCGGTGGCCCAGTACACAATTGCGTGCTCATCAACGCCGCTGATCGTCGGGTGGGTGGCGTTGTTCCATACGCCGATCACGCCCTCATAGTCGGCGTTGGGTTTCCATGCCACAAGCTGGAATTTTGCACCAACTTCATCACGCATACGCTCGGTGTAGTTGGCATACAGGTTGACGATGGTACTGGTAGCAGACGGGCAGCAAAGCGTATTGAACGCATACGCCTCCAGCTTATCAAGGAAATTCTGGTGCGTGTCACCCGTGATGGCGTTGGCAGCAACGTCCGTGCCGCCCTCAAGCGGCTCACCAGCCGTAACGGTAAGGGTGGCCGTAGTCTTGAATGTGACAAAATCATTGTCTTTCAGGCCGGTCACAGCGGTAACGGTCTGCTTATCAACGCACACGCCATCCAGATATGTGCTCACATCGTAGGCGTTCGACACATCAACACTGGCCGCAACAACGGTCTTGAGGTCATTGCCGCGCACACCGCCGTATTTCGCCGTGCAAAGGGAGTTGCTTGCCTTGCTTGCACCGCTGCCAAGCCTCCAGCAGTACACCGTCGTGGCGTGCTGGAAAATCTCACGCAGATACAGCATCTTGTCATGGTCATAGGCATAACCGAACAGGATCTTACTGTTTTTCTGGAACTCTCCCGCAGTAACGGGAAAGATCTCGCCCTCAGGCCCCCAGCTCAGCATAAAGGGCGCTGCCGCATAGCCTCTATCAGAAAGCGTGGCAGATGCCTTTGCAATGCTGGAGAAGTTGATATAGCTGCCCGGCAGAATCTTATTCTGCGTCAGCCAAGTACCGCCTCCAAGAGCCATTTATCTCACCTTGCCTTTCATAAATTTTTCAATCGCTGCATCAACCTCAGCGACGGTGTAAGTTTTGCCATCTTCCAGCAGGGCCTTGAGCAGATCCCTGCGGTTGGCATACTTACGGGATTCAACCAACTGCTGCTTGGAAAACACAGCAGCGGCATTTTCATTTTTCGCCATAGGCTTATCCCTCCTCAATAACTTTCAGGGTTTCCATGTTTTCAAGCGTCTGCGGGTACCGGCCAAAATGCGGATACTTGAGCAGCGCGTGCAGGGTGCCTGTGCTGTCATCCATCGTGATCTCACAGGCCGCTGCGTGCACCACATCGCCCTCAGGCGTGGTGATGCTTTGCAATACCCGCGTGAGCTTATGCGCGACGTTCAGCGCCGCAGCGTTGCCCGTGCGTGGCATATAATAGATCACATCCACAACCGGCGTGCGCTTGAAGCGGTGGCCCACCTCTTTGCTGTGGTTGAGAGTGGGCATGATAACATTAAAATCACCGGGCTTGCAGCCCTGCTTGATTGCGCCGCCGTGCACTTGCGCGTCTGGAAACGCTGCGTGCAATGCAAGGCTCACGCCGTCATAGATGCTGTTGAAATTGATCTCAGACATTGAAAGCCTCCATCAAAACTTTTTGCAGCCTACGCTCAATCACGGCAGGGGCGATGCTCTCAAGCTCCTGCTCGGATAGGGTCAGAAAATACTGGCCGGGCACCCATCCGTTGCCGCCCGGTGTGCGGTGTCCAAATTCAACATAGCTGGCATAATACACGGGGTTGATAACCTCAATGTAATAGGTGCTGCCGCGCTTATAAACCGGCAGGCTCTTGGCGTATTCAATAGCAGAATTGCCGCCAGCCTTTTTGCCTGTCCAGCCCCTGCGCAGGGTGCCGCCCGTCTTGCCGGTGCTTTTCGGATACACACCAACAGGCGTGCGCGGAATCACAAGCGCCAGCAGACGGCCTGCAAGCTCTTTTGAAGCGTCAATGCAGAACTTTTCCAGATCAGCGCTTTGCAGCTTTACAAGGTTTTCCCGCAGCTTTTTTAGCTGTCTGTAGTCAACCGTGCCCCATTGCATTACGCCCACTCCTTGAACAGCTCCAGCGGCACCTCTTGATGGCAGGAATACACCGCACTTTTACCGCTGCGCACGTAGTCCTTAGTAACTCCATTCTGCGCGACGGTAATTTTTGCGCCCTCTGGGATTTCCACAGAGGGCGCAATGTACAGCATGACAGATTGCGCGACAACCGCCGCCTCCTCGCTTGGCTCAGTGCTTTTGACTGTGGTGTGAGAAATGCGGCAGCGCAGGCCGGTTGCCAGCACGCGCTCCTGAGGCTCTGTGCGGCCATTGACGGGGTTGAGTACCCCGTCCAGCACAGTAATGGTGGCCGTGCCTTTCCAAAGGCTTTGGATGGCGTTTTTATAGGCAGCGCTCACCATTTTAACCTCCGATATGCTGCAAGCGTACTTTCCGCAGGATGGCGCAGAGAATCCAGCAGCGCGTCAAAGCGCGCCTCTGCCGTAGTTGCCCCATCGCTTGCACCGGCAAAGGTTACGGAAATATCACCCTCGGTGATGCTTTTGGCTGGGGCCGAAAAATCAAAGCCCTCCAGCCCGTCAAGCTCACCGGCAGCTTTTTTGTTGTAGAGGAATTGCCCAGCAACCATGTCAACCAGCGTGAAAAACAGTCCATCAGGCAGCATCTTTTGATTGATGTTGTTGAGGATTTCCTGCTCACAGCGCTTGATGAGGTATGCAAGGCCGCTGTTGTCGCTGTCCGTGACGGTGTACCCAAGCATGGCCAACCTGAGCACAACAGCCTCCATTACGGTCATCGGTCACACCTCCGCTTTAGCCTCTGGAACGGATACGCGCGATGGCAATAGCCTTATCGTCGACGTAGGAACGCTGCGCCTCGGTGCTTTCACCGGAGTGCACAAGATCCCAGTTCGCGCCGTTCGCAAGTTCGGCCTCAGTCGGGGAGAGGCTGGCCTGCGAGGTCTTTTCGTAGGAAATGCCGAACGGGGCAAACACCTTGCGCTGGCGGGTGTACAGGGTATCCTGTCCACCATTCTTGGCGGGGTCACGATCCATTTCATAGGGCACCTTTGCGCCGATGTCCTCATAACCGATCATGCCCTCACCCAGCGCATAGCTGGTGTATTCCTCGTGCGCTTCATCGTCAACCTCGTAATAGGTTGCGATGTTCGCAACGTCGGGCGATGCAACAGCGGTGTACTTGCTGCCGCTCTTGGTGTAGTAGGTCTTGCTGGCATCCAGCGCCGTGTCGGAGGTCAGCTTATAGGTTGCATCGATGCTCTCAACGGGCATACCGTCATCAACCACAACCAGCTTGCCGTTCCAAGTGTACAGCGTCAGATCGCGGGTCACGCCGTCCTTGTCGGTGTACTTGAGCGCGTTGAGCAGATTGAGGTTTTCGAGGTTGGTGGCCACAGCAGAGTGCATGAAGATCATAGCAAACTTTTTCTTGCGGTCACCGCAGGCTTTCGCCGTTGCCGTGTTCAGGGTGGCAGGCTCCATGTTGCCCTTAACGTCAAAGGTATGCTTTTTGACAAAGGCAGCGCCCTTGGTGCTGGTCATGGAGAAAATGCCCTTGAGGATGGCCAGCAGGGTGTCCTGATCCACGTCCTGCCAGTAATCGGCAACCTGCGCAGCAACATTGTCCATGAAGTCAATGCCGCCAGTGATGTCATAGGAAAAATCTCTTTCCACCCAGCCCTTGGCACGACCGATCACGACAACGCCGCGCTCAAAGGTCTTGGTGCTGGTGGCGGTGATGTCGGTCTGGCCGTCGTAGTTGACAGCATCGCCGTCAAGCAGGCCGCGCTGCGCGATACGCGCATAGCTGGTGCCGTTCTGGGAGGCAAAAACCTCACGGATGTCAGGATCGCCGGTCAGCACCTTAGACTTACGCATTTCATTGAGGCGAGTGCGCGGAATACGATCAACCGCATACTTGAATGCCTCAGGATTGAAGCTCTTAGCGTTAAATTTAGCGTTAGGCATAGTAAAATCTTCCTTTCTTAAATCATTTTGTGTTTATTCCAGCTTTGCATCAGGGTTTGCAGCCAGATACGCGGTCAGCTCAGAATAGCTCATTTCAGACGGCTTTTTGCCATCGCCAGCCTTGCCGCCATCGCCACTTTCGCCGGGCTTCCAGCCGCTGCGGTTTTGCGCTGCCCCAAACATAAAATCAGTAGCAGCGTCTTTCTTGAGCGCTTCCAGTCTTGCTGCAAGGGTTTCATCACCGTTGCTGCCCTTGGAGGTCACCTTGCCATCAACGATTTTGGCATCTTTCAGGAAGTCGGCCAGAATCGCCCTGACAGCAACATTGTTCTTGGAGCCTGCAGCCGTCAGCTCGGAATCGACCGCAGCCATCAGCTTAACTTCGGCAAGCTCCTTTTCGTGGGCAGCTTTCTGCTCCTTGTTCTGCTGGGTGAGGGTTTCAATCTGATTTTTCAGATCTTCATTGTCACCGGCAGATTTCTTGAGATCGTCAAGCTGCTTGTCGCGGGCCTTTACGGTATCGGTGAGCTGGGTAACCTGCGTTTCCAGTTCCTTTACCTTGGTGTTTTTCTCATTGAAGTCTGCACGGGAAACAAACTCCTTGCCAAGCGCCTGACAAACAGCCGTGTCCATTTCCTCCGTGTAGGCATCGCCCACGATCTCTTTCAACCATTGCAGTTTCATGTTTGTGCTCCTTTCCGCTCTATTCCTTTTTGTCGGGCCAGTCCCCGTATTTAGAGCCGCCCTGTTTGTATTCCGCAGGGCCTGCGGTAATTTTGGGTATGAAAAAGGCACCCTGCGCAATTGCAGGATGCCTAAATCAATGAAGTTGTCACAAGGCCGTCAGTCCTCAACCTTTTCCCACCTGCCGCCAGCGCTGCTGCCGTCAAGGGGCGCAGGATTTGTCATGGAGTACAGGTAATCCTCACCGCTGTCATCAACAACCCTGTACATTCCATCTTCCTCAGTGGCCTCATATATTTTGCCGTCAGTCAAGCTGTCAACGCCGAACGACGGCCCAACATAGCGTAGTTTCATTTTTTCTTCTCCGATCTGCTTTTCAGCTTCATATCGTGCTGGATGCCGTCATCACGCTCATACCAGTGCACATCAAAGATGTACTTGTCGCTGGACACCTTACCGGCCTGCTTTTTCCAGTCGGCAG